TTCACCAAGAGTGCCTTGTGCTGCATTACTTTTTAATATTCCTGCGACACCTGAAGTTGCAGTTTGAATAGCTAAATTTTTTGCAATCTCAGAAGGCTTTTGTCCTGCTAAAGCTCCTATACCTGCTCCTATTCCTAGTTTAAGTAATGGTCCACCTGGAAGAAAAGGTAGAACAAAGGGGGCGATAGGAGCTACGGTTTTAGCCACACCTGTGACGGTGTCTTTAACGTTTTGAAAAAAATCACCGACCAAGGATCCAAGACCAAACTCGCTTACCTGTGCATATTCCCTTTGTTTCATTTTATTCCTCTAATGTCGTTGCACCAGCAAATATACTTGGAGCCGTTACATGCACGTCTCTTTTAATATCTGCCTCTGTTGTCTCTGTTTCAGGATTATCAATGTCTGCCTGACATTCTTCATGAGAACTGTACTCTTGACCTGTTTTAATATTAGTTACTGTTGTTTCTACTTTAGCACTATAGACAGGTATTTTGACCCCATCCAACATATCGTACCGTAGAAGTTTTGGTTCATCTACAATTTTTGCCATATTATAGTTTTATAGGCGAAAATACTAGAAATCAATCCAAAATCTGTCTTGTTTTGTCTTATGTTCAGGGTTCATTGGAAAACTAACTGAGAGTCTTTTTTCTATAGATTTAGCTTGATGATACACGCCAAGTGGTACAAAAACACAATCTCCTGGTTCTAATACTATTTCAAACTCATCCTTGACGGTAAAATTAGTTTTGCCCTCAACTTGAATAATTAAATTGTGACATACATCCTTATGCATACCAAAGCCATCAGTATCCTTTTCGTTATCTAAAACAGAAAAAAAGATATGTGCATCACATGAATAACCTGTGGCCCATTCTAGATCATGAGCAATTTTGTTAATTCTTTTATTTACTCTACTACAATCTTGTATGAAACACACGTTGTTGATTGCATAATTGTAAATATTGGAGGGGGATATAATGTTTGGAGTAGTTTGCCACTCATAAGGCACATCAGTTGGTTTACAATCAATTCCTGTTGCATGAAATTTTTCTGTGCTTAGTGGAGTATTTAATATATAGGCTAACTCCTCCCAAGAAAAAATATTATTTATTTTATTCTTATAAGCAAAAGGTTTAAATTCAGCTACTTGTTTACAAATTGACTCTTGATAATTGATCATCTTTACCTAAAACTCCTTTCACAAATGTATTAAATGCTAGGCTAATTCTAACTTGATCTGATTTTACAGTTGGCACATTGTGCATTAAACTAGATGGAAATATTACTAACATGTTTTTATGAACAGGTAAATTATACAAACTAGAGTTCCAAGAATTAAAAGACTCAATTGATGGCCTAACTTGATCTACTCTTAATGTGTTATCAAAAGAAATACAATCATCGTCTACTGTTTGCAGATAAAATACACCTGCTAAAATAGAATTGGGATGCTTATGTGTGTGATGAAATTGATCTTTCTTTGTAAGATTTAACCAAGACTGTGTAATATATATTTCACTTTCTTTGACATGCTTCAAAGTTTCATAAAAATGAAAATTAACTTTACTCATTAATTTTTCTTTTAAGCTTGGTAGTTTTTCCAAAACATAAGTATCGTATGAAGTAGTGTTACCTGTGTTTTCATATTGATCATTTAGACATAGATTTATAAATTTTTTATCTTCATCAGAAAAATTAATGTCAATATTATGTACGCTAATAGCTATGGGAAATAGACTTATAACTTCACTCATGTGTCTTCAACGCTATAGTCATTCTAAAAGAATGTTGTTTTATATTAGGTAAAGCTCTGTGAGATATGTCTGCTTTAAACTTTACTATTCTATTAAATTTAGGATAAACGCTACAAGTGGTATTGTCATTAAGAAGAAACTCAGTACCTCCACCATCAGCTAAACTCCACTCATCTGCGTATATCAAATAAGTCATGTCACCATCATCTGCGTGAAAACCACTGTGCTGTGTCATTGTCTGACCGTTTGCATAAGCTCTTATGACTTTATTATTTGTTATGGTTCTAAAAAAATTTGTGTGTTGCTCTGTTAATGGTTGATACCAAAACTTATTATCATCTCCAATTGTTCCTGAGCTACCTTTGTATTGCCAATTCCCCTCTCTTATTTCTTGTGAAATTTTTTTTAATTCATTTGAGTTGTAAGTGTCATCGCCATACCAAACATTATTTACAAATTGAATCATTTAAATGTATAGACAATTACTGCCCTAGCTCCTTTTTTAGGAAAAATCATATAGTGTGGTGCAGAACTAAAACAAGCTCCCATATATTTTTTTGGTGATATTATATGTTCAACTTCTGATTTATCTTGTGATAAAACAACAGTCTTAGATACAGGATCACAGTCATTTAAATATACTAATAACTGATGATGAGAATAAGGATGATCTATGTGTATAGGACAATTCCCTGTAGCTCCTGCAAAGGTGATATTTACTGATATCCTGTATATATCTGTAAGATTATAGTTAATTAAGTCTGTAAACTCTTTTAATATTTTTAAAAATTGTTCTCCATAATTGGAGTTAAATGTCTCTCCCTCATTTCTCTCCTCAGGTCTTCTAAGTATATCATGGCCCATATATGCGTTGTTATCAGGTGGATCGTGTATTGTATGTGCATTAAAATAATATGGAAAAGAACTGCTCAATATTTGATTTTCAATAAAATCAATGCTGTCTTTTGATAAAAAATTATCTTTAGTAATAAACATTGTGTTTGTGAAAGTCATGAAAAGACACGCCCTCTTCTTCACATTCCTCTTTCCATTTTTCTTTTCTGTTTTGTAATTCACCTAATACGTCTTTTGCTTTGTCTACTATCTCACTCAACTGTATATTGTTCTGTAGCTTTGCCATATTTTCATCATTTGGTTTCCAATTCATACCTGTTGCTATACAGTGTGCACCACCCTGTGTGTCAAAAGAGAAGTTTTCGTCTCTTAAAAAAGCGTGATTAAGAAGCGTATAGACCGATGTAGGTTCTAGGGTGTATAATCTTTCCTCCCAAGTTTTGTTGAAATTAGCTTTCCAATAAGGTGTGTCAGTTCTATGAGATAAAGCGTAATGTAGAGCTACAAAATCAGCAAAAGGTTTAAATATTTTTTTACAACCGAATGTGTAATTGTCTTTGTCCCATTGACTTATTTTTTCTCTTTGCATTTGTCTTACAAGTTTAATTAAAAATTGATGAACAGTGTATAAACCATTGCTCTCCAAGGGTTCAATAAAACCAGCAGACAAACCAACAGCACATACATTTTTTACAAAAAGTCTTTTGTGTATACCTACTCTCATTTTTATTTTGTTAAATTCTAAATCTGTTTTTATGCCTAGATAATTGTGAAAGTCTGACAGTGCATCTTCATCACTAGTAAACTTATCTGAATAAACATAACCTGTACCAATTCTATTCCACAAAGGTATATTCCATATCCATCCATTGTTATAAGCAGTGCAATTTGTGTAGGGTAATAATTCTTTATCCTTGTCTTTGTAAGGTATTCTAGTTGCCCAAGCTGAATTATTTGGTAGTAAATCTTCATAGGATTCAAATGGTTCCTTAAGAGTTTCTCCAAGTAACATAGATTTAAAACCTGTACAGTCTATATATAGATCAGCCTCGTGTTTTCCATTTAGTGATTTTATTCCATCATCATCTTGTTTTATATCTTCGATATGTTCAGAGACATATTTCAATCCTTTAGGTATGCAGTATTTGTTTTTAAGCCAATCTGCAAAAAGTTTTGCATCAAAATGATAAGCAGTCTCATTTTTAAAATCAGAGTGTTCATACATCAAGCCTTGTTCTATTTGAGTCATAGCTTCATAGTTATAAGAGGCATAAGTATCGTTGGGTAAATCAGGATTAGCTATCTTACATAGCCACCAATCGTCCAATGGATATTTAAGTTCTCCAAATGGATAATGAAAGCTCTCACCTTTTTTATAAAAATCAGTAAATTTTATACTAAGTTTGTAAATTGCGTTACAATCCTTCATAAAGTCTTCGTCTTTAATATCTAAAAGATTAAGCCATGCCTTAAAACCTAATATTGTGCTCTCTCCAACACCGACAGTTTTTTCCTGAGGGGACTCTATTAGTTTTATCTCATGTTGTGGAAATAATTTGACCAATGTTGCTGCAGTCATAAAACCTGCTGTGCCACCACCTAGTATACAAATTTTCATTTTAACTCCGAATCTAGTTTACCAAAAACTCCTACAGGAAAAAGATTAAATGCTAAAGAATATCTTACTTGGTCCTCTTCGTTCTTTCCTATCCTGTGCTGTAAATAACTAGGAAATAAATACAAAGTATTAGCTGTGGGAAAAATTTTTATTTCTCTTGAATTATAAACATTCCAAGAGGTAGGTTCATTGACCAATATATCCTCATCTATTATATTTTGTCCGTTAAATATTATTGGAGTCTTTAAATTATCAAAATAAAAAACACCACAGAACATACAATTCTTATGTCTATGATAATGACCTCCGTATGCTCCTTGACCTGTCTTGGTGGACCAAGAGGTTGTTATCTTAAAATCAGTGCTGTGATATTGAAAAACATCTTCTTTATAGTGTCTATCAAATATGTCCTTAAACAAACTCTTTTCTTTTTGATGCTTATCTAATAAATAAAAATCATGTGATACTTGAGGAGGATTAGGTAAGTCTGTTTCTATGTCTCTATATTCTAAGCTTTGAACTGTTTCTTTTAATTCTTTAAAATCATAGTCAACAACTATCTTTTGAACCACTGTTGGAAATAACGGTAATGTATGTGATTCTATTATCACTTAAGTCCGTTCCATGTGTCTATCTTTTGATAATTAAAAGCTAAACTTATTCTTAAATCACTGTCTTTGTGTGGTAAAACTCTGTGTAATTGATCATCATTAAAGATTAAAATATCACCAACTTCAGGTTTATGTTCTATTCTTTCTTCAATACCAAACTCTATTGAACTTGACATGGGTGTAAAATAAACCACACCACAAATATATTTTGCAATTTCGTCTTTATGATTGTGAAACTCTTGATAAAAACCTTTTTCATATATATTAACCCAAGACTTTTTTATAAATCCTTCAAAGAACTTATTATTATTAAGCATGTATTCGTGTATGCTTTCAAGAATAGAAAATTTTAATGGCCATAATTCTTTAACATTTAAAATGTTGTCAGTAAGATTGTATGATGTTCGTATATCACAATTCCAACTTACTTCGTTCATAGACTTTTTCATATTTTGTATTGTGTCTAGAGAAAGATCTATAATGTCTTTTTTTATCTGTGCCTTAAAAATATTCATAAATGATAAATTATATAAAACGTTGGTTCTTTAATTTCTTCTATTCTAACTTTCGTACCTTTGCGAACAAAGATAGCACCTTCTTTTTTTAATATTTTTATCTTACCATTTAAACTACATTTTAAAAGGCCATAAGCATTTTTTATTATAATGTTGTATTTGTAAGAAAAACTTGTTGGTTTTATTGGTTTACTGCCCAATCTAAGATATCCACTAAAGTTTAAATCTCTACCTAGTATTGATGAAAAAAGATTACAGGCAAATGTTAAATTTTTTGTTAAAGTCTGACAGCGATGTAGGACCAACTCCTCTCCTGCAAGGTATCTACAAGTATTTTCAAAAGAATCAGCAAAGTTATCTTCTTTAAAATCACTTTTTATTACCTTACCACCTAAGGTTATAACTTCCATTGAGGGTTGTTTTTCCTCATACTCTCTAGGCCACCTGTATCTGTCTGCTACTTTTTCTAGAACATCTTTTTCGTTTATTTTTAAAACTCTATATTTGGCTAGTTTAGAAAATTGATATCTAACAATGTCCTCATTGTTAATAATAGCCTTCATAAGATCTTGTAGATAAGTAACAAACTGATAACTAAGAGCTTGTTTCTCTACAATTCTTTTTTCTATAGCTTTAGGAAGTGAAGGTTTAACTAATTCCATAAAAGTCGTTTATGTCAGATGCGTACCATATTGCCAATGTAAATCTATTACCTTTAATCTCGTTTACACCATGTCTGAAAGCTCTTCCATCAAAAAACAAAGACCTACCTAGCTTAGGTGCCACTGTAAGACCATCTTCAAAAAATGTTTCTCCACCCTCATAATCATCGTTAAGATATGTTATGGATGTCATTACCGTTGAAGTTCTTGCATCATCCATGTGTAAACCATGTGAAGTGCCTTCAGGTCTATGAACTACTTGACAAAGTTCAGGAAAAGCTACTGCTCCTTTTGTGCTTAAAAAAGTTGTCATACCAAATATTATTTTTTTAGCTAACTGATCGTGTTGATCTTCTACTTGTGCTAAATTTAATGTATTTGTGCTATGCCACAATTTTGTCAGTGGCCTATTGTCTTGATATAAATTAATTAATGTATCACAGGCTGATTTATCCAACATGCCATCCTGTATTAATCTCATTATAGCTGTTGTTTAATCTCCAATACGGAAACTTCTACCATGGCTCTAGAAGCAGCATTAGCTTGAACCTTCATGCTGTCACCTTCCTGATATACCATGCTTGTGCTAATAGTGTTTGTATCTGAGGCAGACACATCAACCTGAAATACTTGTAAATCAGAACTACCATTGTTGTGATCAAAGTTTACGGTTACTGCATTACTACCATCATAATTATGAGTATTAATTGTTTTAACAATAAAAGTTGAAACAGGTGTTGGTGGTGATGCTGCAACGTTGGCCACAGGGACTGTAAACACAGTGGTCAAATCTGTTGTAGTTACATTTGTTATAAATCTTTTAAATACGTCAGCCACTTAAAAACCATGCCCTTCTTGTTGCCTCTTCTTGAGTATCGTTAGTGTAAGAACTATTTAATTGTTGTATCATAAATTCCAATTGTCTTATCAGAGTTGAAAATTGTTGTCTTTCATATTCCTCTCCTGGGTCAGGAAATCTTTGTATAATTAATTTAGCCATTATCTTCTACCATCAGGTTGTATGTCAAATCTTTGAGTGCCTGCTCTCCAAGCTGTGCCTGTAGTGTTGGACACAAGATTAACAGTAAATTCTCTGCCTCTTCCTCTTAAACTAACAAACTCTGTGCTGTCAGTAAAGGTAGCAGTCTTTATAACACTTGTGCTATTATTTGGATAGTTTTTAAATTCTAACTTTGCGTTTAAAGTTCCCTCTTGATTTTGTATGTCAGGAATTAATTTTGATACAAAAGAAAATTCATCTCCTGTTCCTATTTCTACTGCACCTGATTTTACAAAGGCAGTGATTGCAGAACCGTCAGCGTCATTACCTGTTTCATGTATAAATGATTGAGTAGCTCCTGCTGTTAGTCCAAGAATAACTTCATTGTTAGCTGTTGTTGAAGCTAAAAATTCAGTAGCTATAGGGCTATCATAAACTTCTCTATCTGTCCAAGTTGTTCTAGCCAATGTTCCTGTCCACCAAGTTCCCTCTAAATAATTATAGGCTACAATAGCGTTTATTTGATCGGATCCTGTTCTAGGATAAAACCACATAATTTCATTAAACTCACCATTATGTCCAGCAAAAGCATTTTCTGCTCCTGTTTGATTTAAATTATCGAATATAAATTGTTCCACGGTGCACGGTAATTTTTTAACGGAACCATCAAATAAGAAGAATGAGTCTTGTGACATCCAATAGCTTACACCATTAATATCAACACCAGCATGACTTCCGACTATACCACAGTTTTGACCTAACTGTCTTAAACCAAAAGTAAATGGTGGACCTATGAATTGTAGAGAGTGCAAAGAAGTATCGGTCCATACGAGTATCTGACCTCTTGATCTTTCAGCGGCTACGATTCGTGATCCGTCTGCTATTCTTAAAGAACCAGCAGTATTTTCTGCTGTTGGTTGATACGTGTTAATATCTTCTTGATCGGAAAATCTAATCAATAAATCATCTTGAGCATTTCCTGCTCCGATAGTGGCCTGAGTGCCCATAAACATTAGATGTCTATCAGGAGTAGATATCAAACTTAATCTAGAAGCTGTTGGAGCATTAGTGATTGCAGTGCATCTTGTTGATACACCTAAAGAAGTATCCCATTTAAAAGCACCACCATTTAAAACAGTAGCTATTAAATCTTCACCAAAATTATCTAGTGACCACTGTCTAGCCTCCAATGTTACGTTTGAAGTGGTGGAGGGTGTACCCCATGAACCTGATCCCCAACCATCTGTACCCCAACCGAAAGCTGAAGTTGATAGAGAAGGACCAACGTTTATTTGATACTTCATATTTCCTGTGCCACCACCTGAAGCAGTGGATCCTGAAGCAGTGCTTGTATGAGTTACAACATATGCCGCAGTGTTTACAATAGAAGTTACTTCAAACTCTTTATTCATGTCCAATCCATCTATTGCACTAAAACTGTCAAAGGTAACAAAATCACCTTTCGAAGCACCATGACCTGTATCAGTAACAACAACTGAAGTTGTAGCATTGGTAGTAAAAGGATTTGTACGAGCCTGTGTTCTTCTTAAAGGAGTAATATCAAATGCACTACCCTCTTCTATTACATATAATTTTCTGTCTGTTCCTATGGCATTATACCTTGTGCCATCTAATGCTACCCAAGAGTGTTGATCTCTTGCCACACCAACAAGAGTTGTAGATATAAATTTTTCCCAACCTTTTATTTTCTGTGGTAATCCTTGAAAAAACCTAACCATATCGCCATCAGTCCACTTACCCGCACCTGTATAATCGGTGACTTCTTTATTAATACCTGCGGCTGGTCTAAAATTTACTAGGGGCATTTGTCTAATATACTACAGTTTTATTGTTTTTCCACATCAATGTTGAAAGCCATTGATATTCTTTCTTTATCAGATTTATTAATAGATACCTCGTGATTTACCATAGCAGGAAATATAACTAACATATTATTGTCTAGCTCCACTTTATCATTAAATTCAATAAGCTTCATGATAGGTTTAGGATCAGGCACAGTGGTATAGAAAGCAGCAGACCAATGAGACGGATAATGAGCATGATTTATAGAATAATCATTTGTATTGTGTCTCATTCCCCAAGCATCAGTCACACGATATATGAAGCTATCTCTTCCATGAGAACTTCTTAATTTAACTATTGAATCAATAGTAAAGATTGCTTTGCTAATCAGATCTGCACACTCTTGTACGTCCTGTAAAGCAGAATAAGAGGTCATATTACCTTTTACATTGGTAGACTTATTCATCTCATCTATTTTTGTTTTATCTCTAAGGACCTTATCAAGTTTGTATAACTCTTCTTGAGATAAATAATCTCTTATAATATAGGCAGAATATAAACTATGAATTGAAAACTGTATTACTTCTAGTTTCATTTTACCTTTATCATAAAGGCTAAAACCTTTCTTTCTACAAATGTGAAATCATGTGATGGTGCATGAGGTCTTTGTGAGTTGTATATAACAAGTCTATTGGGATACGCTCCCACGGTTATGTCAGGATACTTATCCCAAATATTTTCAAAGAAAGCTGTTCCTCCATCTATTGTTTGATCAAAAGGTAATACTGCTGCTAAATCACAATGAGAATCCTGATGTATGTACCCATATTTTGTGTTGCATTTTGATTGTTGTATTTCTGATGTTATAATCTTTCTTGCAATAGTTAAGACATCAACAGGGGTGTCTAAATAGTCAGATAACAATTTTTCAAATATTATATTTTCATTTTCTTTAAGTACATATTGATAACAAGGATATGCCTGTAATCTATTGCCATAGAATATTTCTGTAGGTTGGTATGTTGCATAAAATTTATTATTATTGAATAAATTAAGTGTGGAGTTGTAAACCTCTAACGGTAAAAACTGTGGCTTTAATAATATAGATCCTTCTTTGATAGAATTAAGCATTTTCAATAAATATATTAATTGTCATTCTTCCATCTTCTACCGAAGATCCATAATTTTTTTTTGACATGTGTTTTATGTTACCATCAAACATTACAGCTCTATTGTGTATAAAACTTATATTATCAGTAAGATTCTCATTATTATCAAAAAAACATGTTCCTGACTCTAAATTAGTTTCAGATAAAAATACTAATATTGTTTTTCCTCTATCAGTGTGTATCCAATCATCTCTATCATCTTGAAATCTAACATGACAATATACTCCTGCTTGATCATCTAACTTTATGCCAAACTTATCATAAACATTGTTTACAATATTTAGATAAAAAAAAGGTGACTCTTTGCTTAGCTGTAAAGTTCTTCTCCCTGGAAAATCTACATACTTACTAGTAAATCCCATGAGATTTTTATAATCCGATGACTCATGAAAAGTAAGTTGTTTTGCAAATAAATAGTAATCTCTACTGTATACACTAAAAAAATTATTTATTATTTTGATCATCTGCTTTTGCTACTAAAGTACCAACATGCCCTTTAAATGCTCTATTTCCAAAATGAGTTAATGGACTTGCTAAATCTGCCCAAATTTCTCCACCAAGTTCTTGCCATAATCTCGAAAAGTAATAGTCCTCTGATAAGTATCTTTTTTGACCTAAAGTTTCGTAAGGACCAACTGCAAACAAATCATAACAATTATCTGACTTATAAGAGCCACCGTTTACAATTTGATCAGACTCATACTTTCTCTCAGGATAAGCTTTCATCATTTTTCTTATGACTTCTCTTTTTACTAACATCATTCCTGTAGCGGCTTCTTGTACTTTGAAAAATCCATTCTCTCCTCTTATATTTTTAGGATCATCAAAGTTAATATTATAACCTAGTATTCTAGCCTCTAGATCATCAGGACTTATATTAGGATCTTCTTGAATCCATTTACTAGCCTTTTCCAAATGTAAATGTTTTCTAGGATATACTCCACAAGCAATGTCTTTATCAGCACAAATCAGTCTCTCAACATTTCTCCAAGTAAATCCAATATCTGCATCTATAAAAAGTAAATGAGTTGCAACATAATCTTGTGCATCCATCATCATTGATACAAGTGTATTTCTTGCTCTAGTTATTAAGCTTTCATTACCCATGGTCTGTATTCTCATTTGAACATCTTTTTCTTTTGACATCGACCATTGTTGTAGTTCCAATAAACCGTGTAATGTAGCCTCAGATAACATTCCACCATACATAGGCATTCCTAAAAATATTTTAAAGTTTTTTTCTTTTAGTTCTTCAGGTTTAATCATATTCTTTTTTACTCCATATTTTATTTCTATAATTATCAGCAAACTCTTTAAAAAAATTTGTATGATAATCCTTTGATTCTAAATCATGATCATGTGTCTCCATTTGCCATGACTCTCTTTTAAAAGGCACTACCCATACTATAGGTAAGCCAACAGGTATTGATACTTCTTTTTCAAATCCTTTTAAAAGGAAGGGAAAATTAATATTCATTTTGTATTGATCTGTATCAACAACACCTTCTGCTAATCTAAAAGGTGATGGATTATTTGGGGGGTTCAAAAACATACAACTATATCCCTTAGGAGTTTCTATTCTCCACGGATTATCAAATTTTAAAGGATGTTTTATTTCATTGTCATTATAAAAATCATCATTCACTTGCCAAGCCAAATGAGTTTTAATACCTGAGTCAAGTTCATAAGCCTCTCCTTTTTCTAAATTTTGATTGTATCTTATATCTAAAACACCAGGTTCACGCCATGTTATTAATACTTCAAAGTTGTTTACAATATAATATCCTGATGTCAGAGCATCCAAAAAAGGAACACATCTTTTAACAGATCCACTTTCTTTTTTACCCATTGGAAAATTTTGCATTTTCTTATACCACAGAGGCACTTTCTTCTTGGAAGGTATAGGTTTTTCTAAAAGAGAAAAATGCTTACTATAAAATTTTATTTTTTGCCTAATACGAAACAACTTGGTAAACCTAAAAAATCTCTTCCATCAAATGGTGGTTCTTTTTGATCAGCTCTATTATAATGAAGAAATACTTGTGAGCACCTGTCTCCCTCTAAAGGCTCTCTCCAATGTTCCAATAAGTTACCTTTATATATCAACATATCACCAGGTCCTAAATCTACCTTTATACCTTGTGTATTTTCAGATATATATTTTACCCCATCATCATTACCTTTTGATTCATCAGGCTCTAGGAAAATAGGCCATGGGTCTCCTCCTAAGTTAAGAGTGGTAGATATTTCACATGCAAATCTGTCTTTGTGTCTAGGTAATTTTTGACCTTTTAAATACACACGAGCATAGGAATAATTAGGTGTTAATTTAATACCTGTTTCTTTTTCCATTAAAGGATGTAAGGCATTAAGTAAAACTTCCATGGCTATATCTGCATAAGCAGAAAAAGCACCTGGAACCTGATTATCATTAAATACTCCGTAGTTTTCTTCAAAGGGTGAAATCATCTTTGTTTCAAAAAGTTTTGCTGTCACCCTCATTCTCATTATAAAATACTCATTAACAAAACTAGCTATCTCTTCACTTATAGCTTGTTTAATTACTACATAGTTATCTTTTTCAAAATTACTCATTTAAACTCCTCTCCTCTAAACCATGTTACTAAAGAATATCTAGTGCCTTTTGTGACTTTTTTTACTTGATGCCACATATGACTAGGAAAAACAATTATAGTTCCTTGATTGAACCATAGGTCTTCGCTGTTTACTTTATCCTCTAATTTTTTTATTGGTGACATCTGTGGATTGCATATTTCAAGTTGACCACCCTCATATTCTTCTGAGTTAGTCAAGGTACAAACTAAAGATAATTTTCTTTGTAAACCATCTCCAATGCTATCAGGTCCACAATCTTGATGCCAACCATAAAAGTGTCCCTCTTTATATTTTGTAAATTGATACTGCTCTGAAGTGCTAATATTAAAATTCCAATTAGCAAATTTATTTGCATCCATAGCATAGTCCCAAAACCATATATTGAGCCATCTTAATTGAGGTATCCAAGCAATTCTAGAGTCTCTAATTTTTGCTAATTTCTGTTTATTTTCCTCAGTGCCTTCACTTGTATCTGAAGTAACACCAACATTTTCTTTTAAGGAATTACCGTAATTGATTATTTGTTGACAAACTTTTGGATTAAGTGCTCTATCGTAGAACCAATAATTATTTTCTAAAAACACTAGGAAGGTTTAGTAGGCCACGCTGTATCTGAACCATCTAAGGTTACAGTAAATGTTGTGTTACTTGCAGGAAAATCTCTCAATGCCTGTCTATATGTTGCCCATTCTGCTTTCTTTGAATCTGTTAAAGGTGAGTCAGCTAATTGTGTCCAATCACAAGCTGATAATTCTAAGTCTCTAGCTTTTCTTAAATCATCGATGCCATAAGTATATGAGTTAGCAACATCACCATTTTGAAACCACCAACCCTGTACAACACTGTCATTTGTTGTTTCATGCCAACCTACAACCTCTGTGTCAGAAACTTCTACTACTTTAATATCATTAATCTTACACCACTTAGCCATTATGTATAATACTCCGCATATCTAAACATTCCTGCAGTTCCCGGTTGACCTGATCCTCTATTTCCTGGTCTGCCAATACCACCTGCTCCTACTGTTACTGAAACTGTTGCACCCCTTGTGAAAGGTCCTGTGATATCACTGAAAGCACCACCTGCTCCACCACCACCACCGTTTTCACTAGATCCTGGATCACCTGCTCCACCGTTGCCTAATGGAGAGAAAGGATTTGTTCCACCTGATCCACCACTATTACCACCGATACCTGGAGAACCATTATTTCCTGGAGCACCACCTAGCATACCACCACCTGATCCTCCTGATCCACCGTTTGATCCTGGATTTGGAAAACCTGCGGCACCTTGTGATCCTGCGGCACCTGTCATGCCCAACCCTGAAGTTGAACCACCGGGCTGTCCTTGCCCTTGACCAAAACCGTGTCCACCACAGCCACCTGATCCGCCACCACCAACAGCAATTGCGATAGCAAATAAAGTATCTGCTCTAGTCGAAATATTACCTGATCCTGTAAGTTGGGTTATAGATGTTACGTTACCTACTGCTCCACCACCTGCATCAGCAAATTCTAAAGCCGCACCTGGTGCTGTAACGCTAAGAACTTGTCCTGCTGATCCTAGTGAAGTTAATCCTGTACCACCCTTAGCAGTTGTTATTGTAGGTAATCTATCGATTGCTACTGTTCCTGTTGCAATGTCATCTCCATCTAAATTTGTAAGTGCAGATCCATTAAGTGCTGGTAAGGTTGCAGGAAATCTTGCGTCAGGAATTGTTCCTGATGCTAAATCTGCTGCGTCTAAATTTGTTAAATTTGCTCCACTTACTGCTGGTAAGGTTGCAGGAAATCTAGCATCTGCTAAAGTACCTGAGCCTAATGCTCCTGCATCTGTGGAAGAAAGAATTTCTACGTTAAAGTTTGATGCACCATCACAGAACACTGTGGTTTTTGCACCTTGAGCAATAGCAATACCATTTGCAGTATGCCCTGTTGCTGCAATTGTTAGAGTTTGAGAACCTGATGTATTGTTAAAAAAAGAATATTTACTTTCTGCGGCAGGAATAAATACAACAATGTCGCCTGTTAAGGCACCTGTTAATTCTATTGTTCTATTTGATGATTCTGCTGTATCTGAAGCATTTGCTGTAGAAAGTGTAATGTTAGCTGATCCTGCAACTGACTTTGAAAGATAACCTGACACGAAAGCGTCAATTACATCTAAGTTATTAT